CATACGTGGGGCGGCCCAATCCCTCGCTCGAAAAGCGCCCAAGATCATCACCACCCTAGTAGATGTGGCCTCCGCGCCCCTTGGTTTAATCTCCCCCAACCCGATCCCACAAAAGGATGAAAAATGCACTCCACGTCCAAACCCCCGCAAAGCTGGAAAAGCCCGTGCTAACGGCTCCGGGACGAAACGCCCGTACCAACGGCAAAAATGGTGTTAGTGTGCGCTTATTGACAGCGTTGGCAATTCTGGTTCTTAGTGGCTGTACTGTGACAGTCACAACGGAAACGGAAAAACAATGCTGGATAAAATCGCCCAAGTTGTGGGAATTGGCTCGAAAGTAGCCGGGCTTTTTGGTCCTTCTGATGAGAGACTTGCTCGAAGATCGACCAAACAACACTTCACCAACGTTCGCGACGGTGCTTTAGCGGCCGGGTTTAACCCGGCTTTCGCTCTTGCATCCGGCGCCGGTGGTACACCAAGAACCGGAATAAGCCCTCTTAATTCCAGACTCGACAACTTGGGCGGTGCCTTAATTGATTTCGCGGACATGCTCGATCCCGTTCGAGCCGAAACCGAGAGGCTAAACAATGAAATCCTTCAGGAAGAAGTTATACGCCTTAGACGCCGTAACGAAAATCCGTTCGGCGTGCCCGGGATGCAAAGAACGGCGAGCCCGGTTAAGACAACTGCTCCGGGCGAAGCGTCACCGGAAGCGGTTGAACGCGCCAAAAAAGCCTTAGAGGGTACTCAAACGGCTTTTGGTTCTCCGCTAAGTCCGCAAAACGTCGCTGACGGTGCAATCGTTGTTCGTGAAACCGACAACGCCACTAACAGCGCTTATTCTCTGATTGATAGTCCTGCTTGGTGGCCTTCAGCCGACCACATCGAATTTACCTTTGGTGACGACAGTTTCGTCACAAGTGTTCACGGCGCCCTGACACCTATTGTCGTTGGCGTCCACAATTGGGATGAGTACAAAAACATTGGTAAACAACTCAACGCGCCCACGAGGCGACGTGATGCCCAAAAGGAATACGGCACCAGCCGTGAATTAGCCCGACAAATGACTTTGCCGGGATATCTTTCACCAACCAAAGGCGGGTCAGGTAGTATCCGCAAGAAAGGCCGAAAATGAACGACTTTAAGCAACATAGTAGCCGGATTTCTCCGTATCAGCCGAACGCCCCGCGTGTCAGGCGCACGCCCATTGAACACCAGCGGTTTATACGCCCGAACATTTCGGGCGCCGTTACTAGTTCTTATGGCGGCGTGCTTATGCCGCTCGCAGCGCATGGACTTCTTCGCGAGGATGGCATGAGAACATCGACCTTCGGTGTTAATTTGCAAATGTCTGAGACTTCGCAAATGTTGATTAACGCCGTTCGCGTCACTGCGCGCGCGTTTTTTGTTCCCAAGCTCGCCTTCGAGCGCTTTAAAGATATGGGAACAATTAACCGGTCTTATGCCGGTGAACAGGAAATTGACGGTACCGTCGTTCCTTGGTTTCAGCCCTATATCGAAGGCCTCGGCGCTCCATCGGCGTTTACCCGTGCGTTGGGCCTCCACATGCCGCCAGGTGAACAACCGAACACCGACTATTTGGAAGCTTACAACGCAATTTGGAATTACTTGGCCGCCCAAACTTCACCGAGTTTGGTGCCTCGCGACAGCACTGACGACAGTTTGGCGCCGGCCTTCTGGTCTAACTCCAACATGAAATATGTTGTTCCAACCTTTGACGACGCCTTGATCGAAGGCGAAGTCCCGTTGACCGTCACTGAAGCGAAGCTGCCTGTTAAGGGCATCGGCGCCACTTCTGCCACTCTTTCAGCTTCCTCCGGCGAAGCGATTGGTTCAGGTGGCGAACCGTTCCAGCGCGGTTCTGCCGCGACGACGACCTCCTTTGCCGGTCCACCGGAAAACATGGATATTTATGCCCAACTTGCGGCGGACGGTATCACCGTTTCTTTGGCGAACATCCAAACTGCCCGTGAAACAGCTAGCTGGGCGCGCTTGCGCACCCAATTCCAAGGCACATCCGAAGAATGGATGATTGACCAGCTCCTCGCAGGTATTCGAATCCGTGATGAGCAACTGCGCCATCCTATCGAATTGGATATGCAGGAAACCACGGTCGGTATGTTTGAAAGATATGCGACGGATAGTCCCAATCTCGACCAATCGCTTTCCGATGGTCGCGCTTCCCTTCAACTTACTGCCGGTATTCCTGCCGTTACAACTGGCGGCGTCTTTATGATCGTCGGTCAGGTTCTTCCCGAACAGGTTTATGAACGCCAGCGTGATTACTATTACGCTGCTTCAACAGTCGATGAACTTCCTTTCCGAACGTCCGATGAATTAGACCCTCAACCCGTTGAAATGGTTTCTTGCAAAGAAGTCGATAGCAGTCACCAACAACCTGACGATTTGTTCGGGTACCGTCCTTTGAACGCAAAATGGATGCGCCGGTATACGGCTCTTGGCGGTCGGTATTACCGGGAAAGCCCTGCTGACCCATGGTCGCAAGATCGTAACCGCATTTGGACACCTGAAGTCCAAAACGTTACCCTTGGACCAGATTTCTACCTCTCCACCAACATTTCCCACGAAGTGTTTAACGACAGCAACGTCGATCCCTTTGAATGGTGGGTTAATGGCGTCGCCATGACGGAAGGTCTTACGTACTTTGGTCCTGCACTTCGCGAGGCAACTGACGATTATGACAGTGTTGCAGCGCAAGTGGATACATCCCGTCTTGCTGGCGATGGTACAGACGAACCTGCGCTTGAACCTGCTGAACCTGAATAGCCCGGTTCGATCGAACTTTAGGGGGTGCTTCGTGTACCCCCTTTTTTCTTCCCAAGTTATTGAACAGGAAGATTACAGGTTTGAAACCTATCGAGCAGACGTGAAAGGCACTCTTGACGAAGTGGCCCAGCTTGCTGGGAACATCTTCGCGCCTTTCACAATAAAAAAATGAAAAGCTTGCTTTTCTCAATTCTTAAAAGGATCCCATACCTATGCAATGGAATGACGATTATACCCAAATGCCATTTGGCCGCGTTACTGTCCGTTCGACACAACGTTGCGAGATTTACGAAAGCAATGATCCCGAAGGCGAAGACAAGCATTTGGTAGCCCTTTTTGAAGGCGAAACCCGCATTAATCTACGCGGTCCCTATTTCACCGTGTTGACAAAGGGCGAATTTTATTGGCTCAATGCCGCTGTGGATCAATCTTATTCTAAGCAATACCCGGACATTAAGTTTACGTCCCTTGATCGGCCTAGCCCGATGTCTCCTGAAATGCGTGCGATCCACGAAATGCAACGTCGGAATGAGCTCGAACGCGAGCGGTTCCGCGACCAAGTGGAAAGAGAAGCACATGAACGGATTGAGAGACTCCGCGCCGATATTGGAAAAGATCGCGTATCTGCGCCAAAGAATAAAACACAACCCAAAACCGCAAAGCCGGTTCCACCATCAAGCGGTGAAGGCTCTGACGAACCCGCAAGCAAAAATGATAGTGGACAGGCTGAAGCCGGATTGGGAAACGATACCGGAAAAGGTACAGATTGATTTTATCATCTCTGTAATGAATGAAGCCGGGAAAATGGGTATTCCCTTGATCGGCGATTGTTATTATGGAGATAACGGTCTTGGTTGTGAGTTTTACCACTATGACCGATTGCGAAACTTTTCGCTGTCAGAACACCAAGTAATTGAGCAACTGATCCACAATCGAGCTCAATTGCATGGTGGGGCGGTTACTGCCGACGGTTATTTCCGTTGGCAGTTCCGGCCCAAAACCCCCAAACCAACACAAAAAACGCTAATGTCAAAATTAGTCCAGGACAAATTGTCCGAGCAGCTGCTAGCCGACTACATCGAGGCGTTACACATGGCGGGTGTTAAAACCGCCGGAAACCAATCGCCGGAAGAAATGGAAGCGGACCCCTTGGCGCCGATCCATGACGTGGCCAATCTCAATTGGCCTATGTACGTCTGCCCTGCCTGTCAGGTGCCTTCGTCCCTGACTGACCTTCGCTCAGACGCAAAACTCGGCTACTGCCCGAAATATTGCGATGGCCTTAACAAAGAAGGTTAGCAGCACAGCCCCCCGAACCGGAAACTCCAAGTATTGGAGGTTCGGGGGGCGTCGAACCCAAACCCCCCTTGTCTTCTATAGCGCCACTGACACCACATGTGTATAACACCCGTAAAAATTCAAACTGAGGATGGCTTTAAAATGGTCCGTTGCCGTAAGTGCCGTGACTGCATTAGCGAACGCAAAATGCACTGGATTGGGCGTATGAACGCCGAACACAAGACCTGCCAAAGCGCTTGGTTTTGCACTTTCACCTATGGGAAAAGCGTGTGCCCGGAAACGGGCCGCGAAATACCTGCATCCGAAAACCCAAACGCCTACATGCTGAATTACCCCGACCTGCAGAAATGCTTCAAGCGGATGCGCAAAGCTGGACACAAGTTTTCATACTTGGCAGTCGGGGAGTATGGGTCCGAGAAATCGCGGGCCCATTTTCATGCTGTGATCTTTTGGAAGTCGGCGCCGCCCGACCGCCAATTAGATGTGCGTTTGGACGATTGCAGTTTTTGGGATTTGGGCTTCGTTCAGTATGAAAAACCGAAATCCACCAAAGCTGCGGCAACTTATATGATGGAATATCTTGATAAAGATAACATCCATCGAAACGCTCTGCGGTTTTCCAAGCGCCCAGCTTTGGGCGAAGAATACTGTCTGGAATACGCTAAGAGACACGCGCGACGGGGCTTGTCCCTGTTCCAACGCGGTCCAGCGTTTACCGTTGACGGAAACGACAATCGGGACGGGAAGCCGTTCTTTTATAGAGTCGAGCGCGACAGCTCGCTCTATACAAAAATGTTGGATGCTTGGTTGCTCGAATGGGCTCGAAGACGCCCTGACGAAAGGCTCATACTGAGCGAAGATGCTAGTGAATACTTGAGCGATATCGCCCAAAACCCAGACCGGGAACCGGTAGACGTCCAAACCTATTTAGAAAAGATGTACGGCATTGAGGTTGTGCCAGACCTGCACAAACCTCACACTGTTTACACTCTGACTGATGCAATGGTCCTTTCGACCTTCCGCAATCAAGTCATAATTAACAACACGAAAGGCGAAGTGATATGGCAAGACGCCTTAGACGACCTCGTGGACCCTCTGGACCCAAACGACCAAGAAGCATTTCGGGCCGCATGGCCAAAAATGCGAGATATCGCCCTAACCCGGTTCCCCGACCGCGTGTTGTCACACCTAGAGTGCTGGCCAAACCTCGTTTGGCCAACATCCGACCTAATCGCGTCCGAACGGTCGCGAAGGCTTCGGCAAAAGCCAAGCCAAACATACGTGGGGCGGCCCAATCCCTCGCTCGAAAAGCGCCCAAGATCATCACCACCCTAGTAGATGTGGCCTCCGCGCCCCTTGGTTTAATCTCCCCCAA